TAATGGTGGACACAACATTTAGTAATGTAAATAAAGGAAATCAATTACCCATTACTCCTGTAACACAGATTGAACCTATAGACTCTTTAACACCAAGACAAGAACAAGATACTGATTATGGGTGGAGTGTAGAAGAAACTACAAATATACCTATTCTTGAAAGTTTAAATATGCCATCTCCTTTGTTAGAAGATGAAACTACTAGAGAAGAACTTAAACAAGCTATACAAGATAATGATAATACAATAGCTAACTTGGCTTATCTTCATACTTATGAATCAATAGAAACAGACCCAGATTTTTTTCTTACAGAAGAAAGATTAATAGAAGATGAAGTACCTCTTGAGTTTTGGGATAGTATTATAAAAAGTAGAAGTGATACTGAATATGGCATGAGAGTAATAAAACTAAAACAAGCTTTAAAAAATGAAGAACTTATACAATCTCAGGGTGGTGTCGGTCTTTTAAAAAGATTAGGTTATAATTTAATAGATGAAGCCGCGTTAGCTTTAACATTCGCTACTCTTGGTGCTGGTTCTGCATTAACTTGGGGTGGTAAAGGGATTACTACTGCTAATAAAGTATCTCGTTTAAAAAAAGGTTTAACTAATGGTACTATAGTAGCTGGCGAAGCTATGGCAATAGAAAATGTTCTAGCTACAGCAAATGACCATTTAGATATTAAAGATGTTTTGTTAGCTGGTGGGGTTGGTTTATTTTTAGGCGGTAGTTTATCTGCTGTGTTTCATAGAAGCGGTAAATCTGGTTTAAAAGATAACGAGAAACTTAATGAAGATTTTTCTAATGACGTTATGAATTTGAATCCTGAGAATGGTAGTTATCACACAGACACTGCTGGTGCGCAAAGAGCTACAACAGGAAAACAATTTCATACTGAAAGTACAGAAGAAATATTAAACAGAATGAATGTGCCAAAAACTACTAAAAATTGGTTACAAAAATTATTACCAAGAATTGATATTGTTGGAAGGTTATTAGAAAGCGATAATAAAATAACTAGAGGTCTTGGAAAGTTATTAGCTGAAGATGGGGTTGGAGTAAAAGGTGTTACAAATGAAATAGCCGCAACTCAAATAGCTACTAAGTTAAGATATGTTTATCAAGTACTATATAAACGAGTTTCTAATCATGCTTTTGATAATTGGTACGCAAACACCGCTTACACTTGGTATGAAAAACCTTTTAAACGTAAAGTGTTTATGAAACAAGTATCTCAACATATTAGAGGGAATCTTAGTAAAGATGAAAATGTTATAGAAGCGGCTGAAGCTATATCACAAAATTACAAAAGAATATTAGGTGATTTAAAAGAAAGCGGTGTAAAAGGTTTTGATGGTGTCATGGAAAATGCTAAGTATTTACCTAGAATACATAAAACAGAACGTCGACTGATGTTATACAGAAGATATGGTGTAAGAAATGTTACTGAATTAGTTTCTAGGGGAATTAGAAAATTTAATGATTCTTTAAGTAAAGCTGATTCTGATAAAATAGCTAGCGCATATTTAAAGAAGTTAGATGACCTAGATAAACGAGGTATTAATACATTAGATTTTGGTGCTGATAATGCCGCACGTATGGAAGAACTTTTAAAAGAATTAGATTTAGAAGATAGTGTTGTAGAAAGTATTATGGTTTCTATGCGTAAAAAAACTGGTCAGAAAACTGGTGTACCTAGTCAAGCTAAATTTAGATTAGGTATAGATGAAACTGCTTTTATAACTAAACCTTCAAGAACTAATGAAGCAACTGTTGATGATGATTATTTTAAAACATTTAGAAATGACCTAGATGATGAAATAAAATTTTCTGATTTATTAGAAGATGATGCTGAAGTATTAATGGATAATTATATTCATCAAATGGCTGGTCATATAGCACTGGCTAAAAAAGGAATAAAAAGCGAAGCTGAGTTTAAAAAACATCTTGAAGCTGTAGTAGCGGAAAATAAAGAGTTAGGAGCGTTAACTGAAGCCCAAGTTAATAAAAATGTTGATAAATTACAGGTATTATATAATAGTGTTATTGGTAGACCTGTTGAAAATACATCTGCTTTTTGGCAGAGGTCAACCAGAATTTTTAGAGATTTAAACTTCATGACTTATATGAACCAAGTTGGTTTCGCACAGATTGCTGAATTTGGGAATGCTTTAGGAATGGTTGGTTGGAGAACAATGTTTACGCAAATTCCTGAAATAAGAAGAATTATGAAATCTGGTGTAGATGATGATGATTTTCTTTCCGAAATGGAAGTAGTTGTCGGGCTAGGCACAGAAAGAATGCGCGGCGAAGTTATGACACGTTATGATGATATACTTCCCGAAGCGGCTTTAACTGGAAAACTTGATATTATTATGGGTGTAGGCAGAAAAATTACAGCAGACATTTCAGGTATGATGCCTATAACTTCTTTTATGCATAGATTGACATCAAGAGCTATGGGTCAAAAGTTTTTAAATTTAGCTTATAGAGCTGTTGATGATTTAGGTGAAGTTAAATTATCTAAATTAAGTAAGACAGATAGAAACAGGCTTAAAAGCTATGGCATGACAGATGAAGGATTAGAAAATGTTTTAAAGCACATAAAGAAATATGCTAATGATGGCAAGTCTGATATGTTTAAAGGAAAAAAATTAAAAAAATTCAACACTGAGAAGTGGGCTAAAACCGAAGAAGGACGTAGGGCTGTAGAAGATTTAAGTGATGCTATGTTCATTATGGGTAGAAAAGCTGTACAGGAAAATGATATAGGTACTTCTGTATGGCATATGCATACAAGTACAGGTAAGTTATTTACTCAATTTAGAAGTTTCATGTTAAACGCTTATACTAAACAACTACAATACAACATTGAAATGGCGGACGTACAGACAGCTAATATGTTTATGAGTTCTGTTATGTTTGCTGGAGTTGGTTATACCCTACAAACAAAACTAAACGCAATAGGTAGACATGATGAAGAAGATTACTTAGCTAAGAGGTTAACACCAGAAGAAATTGGAAAAGCTTCTTGGCAAAGAGCTGGGTGGGCTTCTATACTTCCTATGATAGCAGATACTATATGGTCTCACGCTGGTAATGACCCTTATTTTAGATATGGAAGAAGCACTGGTTTAGCTTCAGATATGTTTATGGGTATACCAGCCGCTTCAGTTGTTAATAAAGCTGATGGAGCAATTAAAGGTGTTGCTCATGGAATAAGAACCGACCAAGAAATTAGTAGAAATGATTTCAGAAACATTACAAAATTAATACCTTTTAACAATGCATTAATTATCAAACAGTACTTAGAAAACCTAAGTCAAGAATTCCCTGATATTTACAAACAATAGGAATATATAAATGGCAAACTCTTACGTCGATTATACTGGTAATGACTCTACGACTACGTGGAGTGTACCATTTTCATTCATAAATCGAACAGACGTTTCCGTAACAAACGTGGCTACAGACGCGGCTCTTACGTTTACTTTTCTATCTGATTCTCAGATACAAATATCTCCAGCAGTTGCAGGTTCAGTAACTTTTAGAGTTAAACGTAATACACCAGATTCGTCTAGGCTTGTAGATTTTGCTAACGGAAGTAATTTAACTGAAGCTGATTTAGACCTAGCTAATACTCAAGTATTTAATTTAGCTGTAGAAGCTTCTGATGATTCATTAAGTAAAGTAGAAGTTCCAAATTCTTCTTTGAATGGTCTTAAACTACCAGCTCCAGAAGCTAGTAAAATGATTCAATGGAATAGTTCAGCTAATGGATTAGAGAATGGTTTAACTTCTGGAACTATTAGTACCGCAGTAACAAGCGCAACTGATGCGGCTACAAGTGCAACTGCCGCCGCGACTTCTGCAACTGCGTCTGCAACATCTGCTACAAATGCCGCCGCTTCTGCAACTACTGCACAAGCCGCTTCAAGTGGGTTGTTTAAATGGAAAAACTCTGTAAGAGCTACTTCAACAGCTAATATAAGTTTAACAGGAACACAAACTGTTGATGGTGTTGCGTTAGTAGCTGATGATAGAATATTAGTTCAAGGACAAACAAATCTAACACAGAATGGTATTTATGTAGTAGCTTCAGGTGCATGGTCAAGAGCTACAGCTATGGACGCTGGTAGTGATTTTCCAAGTGCGGCTACTCTGGTTGAAGAAGGAACTACAAACTCTGACAAATTATTTATATGTACGACAAACAATCCTGTGGTTGTTGGTACTACAGCAATAACATGGACACCATTGGGAAGTGCTTCAAGTGAAGCTACATTTACTTTATTTTCATATACAACAACAACTGCTACAACATATTCTGGTGCTGATGATTTATTAGCAACACTAAGTTATACGGCTGGTACTATAATGGTAACCCTTAATGGTGTTGTACTGGAAGCTGGCGTAGACTATACAGCAACTAATGGAACATCTGTTGTGCTTGCTTCAGCACCAACGACAGATGATGAATTAAACATCTATGCGTTTAGTTCGTTTACTACTTCTGATACTGTAGCAAAATCAACTGGTGGTACGTTTACTGGTGGAATAACTGCTACAGGTTTAACTGATGCTGGTACTGGAGCTACTAAGGTGGCAACTGGTACTACTGCACAACGTCCAGTAAACGGTGCTGGTAAATTAAGGTTTAACTCAACTGAGTCCGAACTAGAAGTTAATGACGGTTCAGCTTGGGGGTCAATAGGCGGAGGAGCTATTAATGATATATTTTATGAAAACGCACAGACTGTATTGGCTGACTATACAATCACAACAAATAAGAACGCTATGAGTGCTGGAGAAATAACAATAGATACTGGAGTTACGGTAACTGTACCGACTAATTCAAACTGGGTGGTGGTGTAAGATGAGTACTGTAGCTGTTAATAAAATTGAAGACCTTTCTGCAAATCAGAATAAAGGTGTATTGCAAGTAGTTAGCACAACTAAGACTGATACCTTTACAACAGGTTCATCTACTCTGGTAGATATTACAGGGTTTTCTCTTGCGATAACACCAAGAAGTACAGATTCAAAGATTTTACTTCTAGTCTCATGTATGTTATCTGCTGGTACATATGGTGGATATATGTCTATGGTTCAACTGGTAAGAGATAGCACTCCTATTGCATTAGGTACTAGTACAGCAACTAACCAAGTAACTATGGGTATAGTACACGAACAGGTTTGGGAAGTTACAACATCTGCTACAGAATTTTTAGATTCCCCAAATACCACAAGTGCAATAACTTATAAAGTTCAAGCCAAAGATGATAATGGTGAGTTTTTTTTAAACCGAAAGGGTTATGATACTGCAATATGCGGAGTATCAAGTCTTACAGCTATGGAGATACAAGGGTAATGGACAGATATCAAGCAATTAGAAATACACACCCAACTGTTGTAACAATTAATGGTGATGCAGAGGCTTGGGATAATGACGGCAATGTAGTTGAGTTAGATGAAAGTTTAATTAAAACAGAGTTTGACAAACTACAAGCTGATTATGATGCGAAAGAATATCAGCGTACCAGAGCTAAGAGCTTTCCACGACTTGAAGAACAACTTGATATGCAGTACTGGGATTCAGTAAACGGAACAACAAAGTGGAAAGATGCAGTGGCATTAGTAAAATCGGAGAACCCTAAATGAGTACCCTACGAGCTGACACGATAGCGAATGTTGCTGGAACTGAGAATAAAGGAATCTTGCAAGTCCAAAGTACTTGTAAATTAGATACTTTCACAACTACAAGTAGCAGTTTTACTGACGTTACAGGCTTAACCGTTTCGATAACTCCAAGAGCAACTTCAAGTAAAATTTTAATTCTTACCGCTTTCAGTTTAGTTAATAGTGCAAGTTCTTATTCTGCCGCTAGACTCATGAGAGATTCAACTGTTATTTCATTAGGTAACGCAAATAGTAGCAATGTGCAAGGAAGTATTTTGTATTATGGGAATGTAAGTTATGAGGGAACTTATGAAGTGAATGGTAGTTCAATAGTTCATGTGGATTCACCGAGTTCAACATCAGCAATCGCCTATCACATAGAGGTCTGTTCTAATGCAAGTTCAGGAACAACAACCGTTGGTATGAGAGGGGATAACCCAAGTGATGTTAGTGGTTTAAGAGCCGCATCAAACATAATAGTTATGGAGATTCAAGGGTAATGGATATAGCAAGCGCAATAGTAGCGATTAATCCTGATGCAAAAGTATCAGTTAATGCAGAAGATTATGAACAAATTACATGGCATGATGGAACAGCAGTTATTTCCAAAGCTGACATAGTAGCTAAACAAGCAGAGTTAAAAGCTGATTATGATTCAAAAGAATATCAGCGAAAAAGAAAGCTCACTTATCCCTCTATTGAAGAATGTGTTCATGCAATATTAGATAATCAATTAGAAGATTTACAAGCTAAAAGAACTGCTGTTAAGGAGAAATACCCTAAATGACAAAAGCAAGAAATATAGCCAACCTATTAGATGCTAGTGGAGATGTTGTTACAGCCGCACTAGACAACGCTGGTGGTGGAATGACAGGTGGTGGTACTGATAAGTTATTCTTAGAAGCAAACCAAACTTCTACAGAAAGTTTTACTGTCGGTGCAACAACAAACGCTATGTCTATTGGTAAAATGACAGTCGCTTCAGGAGATACCATAACCGTAACTTCGGGTGGACGGTGGGTAATAGTATGAGTAGCTTAGTCGTTAATGATATTACGAATAGTTCTGGAACTAGACCTTACAATACTACTTTAAGTGCAGAGAACACTACAACAGGTGGTACTTCCCTTGATTTTGATAATATACCATCAGGCGTTAAACAGGTTCACATATTATTTCAAACACTTTCAGGTAGTGGAACTTCAGACTTTATTATACAGATTGGTACTGGAGAAGTATTTAAAACTTCGGGGTATGTTGGTTCTAGTTGGTCTGCTAATACTACTAATCAAAATTATACAGACGGATTCGGTTTTCATGCCGCACATCAAGCCGCTAATACTTATGAAGGGGTTATAAGTTTATATCTATGTGATTCATCAAATAATACTTGGACATCTAGTGGTAACATAGGAAGGTCTGAAAGCGGTGGTATGGGTATTTCTTCTGGTACTGTAAGTTTATCTGGAGTATTAGACAGCGTAAGAGTAACTTCTCAAGGTGGTTCAGACACTATAGACGGAAACTCAGGAATAAGTATACAATTTCAATAAGAGGAAAATTAAATGGCACATGATGTAACAGCAGTTAATGTGATGACTGGAGAAATCACAAAAAGAAATTACACAGCAGAGGAAGTTGCAGACAATGCTAAGAATGCTCCTACTGTTGAAATAAAAATGGTAACAATACGTCAACGTAGAGATGCGTTGTTACACGAAACAGATTGGTGGTCATTAGCAGATTCTCCAGAAATGTCTGATGCTCAGAAA